AAATTCGATAAGTAATTTTGTGAGTCCAAATTAAACTCTTTTAATTTTTTTGATAAAAATGGGTTATCAGTACCAAGAGCCTCAAGTAGGTTATCAGTTTCTGATTCAATCACATAAGTTTGGATATTATTGGGGGGTATGGATGATCTATTAAATTTGGAATAATATGAATTCAATATTAATCTTTCGTATATTTCATAAAAAAATTTTACTTCTTCTTTATTAGAAAATACATCATTTCCTATTGGAAATTCTATCGCATTAAAACTAAATCGTCTTGGTTGATTTTCATCATTGTTTCCGTCACCGAAATCAAATGCCGGGCTTTGTCTTTCAACATAACCACGTAGAAATTCTTCAACAAATTGTACTTCGGGCCAGATTTCAGGGACAAAAGCGTTTATTCTGTTTGCAAAAATATAATCTCCAGGATATTTTAATTCATATTTTTCTTTACCGTCAATTTGATTTTCAACTATTAATTGGGGCCAAGGATAAATTATTTGTTTAGTTTCGTTTGGTTTGTAGTCAACACTTTTTACGGTTGATGTTGAATCGAAAACGGCCTTGATTCTGTCTCTATTTTCTCTTTGCGACCAAGCCAATGAGTGAACATCATCCATAAGTCGATAAAAAGCTTCCCCTTGGGCAAAGAAAATTGCCAAAACATTTCTAATTGTTGGTTCAAATCCTAAACCGTTATTTTTGTCTTTAAATTGTTGGATGATTTGATCAGTAAGATTTTGTTCAATTTCTTGTTTTTTTGTGATAAACTTTTCATCATTTTTTTTGATTATGTCTTGGAATGAATTTGGTCCTGTAAAATATACTAGTCCGGGATAATTGGTTAACTTATTTGATGTAAGTATTTCTTGTTGTAAAGTTTGTCTCGATGTATTATATTCTTTTGTACCGGTTTCTAATTGTTTTCCGGTTCTTTTGTATAAAGTTTCACCAATATTTATATCGGATATCGTGACCTTTTTAAAAAAAGTTTGTACTGTGACTGGTACATCTCCCAAATCTTTACCTACCGCCTTGTTTGATTTTAGTTCTGTTAAATATTTTTTAATGATTCCTTCTAATTCGGTAATAGCCTCATTTTGTTTTTGAATGTCGCTAAATTCTGTTTTGAATTTATAAAGAATTGTTTTTTCTTCATTTCCTTGGATAAATATATTTTCATAGTCTAACCATTTTCGTGACCATATATTTGATGATGACGCCAAATAAATGTCCTTTGAAAACTCACCTAATTTTTCGGAGTATAGTTTTAGGTCGTTTAAAACATCTAAATTTTTTTTTCTAAATGTGTTTTCTATATTGGTAATAAGTTGACCTAATCTTTTTTTTAATTCAAGTATTGTTATTTCTGGGAATGTTTCGTCAATTAATCCCTTAGCTTTATATTCTGAATAAAGTTCTTTCATTTTTTGATAACCTCCGCTGGTATATCTTACTGACGTATTTGTTTTGTTGTTTACAGGACTGTTGTTTTTTGTTTGAGCTTCATCAATTTTTATTCTATACATTTGTGGTACGGCCATAATTTGACCCCAGGTAAGGTCGGCCATAACAGTGTATTTGTATGTGTAAAATTTACATTGTATTCTAAAATTATGTGTGGATGGGTCAAAACTAGCATTGAATGTTTGTAACATTAATGGTATTCTAATCGCCTTTCCTAAATACCCTTTAATTGTAAGATAAAAAACCGGATAAGGTAAATTAAAAAAGGCGGCGTAAGGCGAATCGTTTCCTCCTTCAAATAAAGCCCTTCCTTTAACATCTTCCATTGTGATGTTTATTTCAGGTAAAAATTCGGTTCCATAACTTATGTTAATTTGATTTATACCTAAAAGACCATTATCTACAGTTCCTGGAAGTCCATTTGAGTTTAATGTTTGATTTATAAAGTAATCTTCGCTTTTCTGACCATAAGGAACTCTATCTAGTCTTGGTTGATTTACTCCTTTACCTTGAATTGTATTTTTTCCTGTGATTTCATCGGTATCGTTACTATCTAAAAAATCTTTAAATCCTGGATTTAAAAAATTAATTTTTCCAACCGATATTGTTTGTATTTGATTATTTTGTGGGACACCTAAAGCTAACTTTGTTCTTGGTGTTACCGAACATTCCAAGTTAGCATAGAACACTAAATCTTCTTGATTTATTAATCGTTCTTTAACAGTTCCATCTTCAGCAATTACTTTATTTGGATCAATTACTGAAATGTTTTGATAGTCAAATTCTACTAATATATTTTCAGAGTTATTTACCATAGTATAAGAAATGATTTTCCAGGGCGCCTTTATAGTCTTGTAATGAACTTACAAGAGGAAATGGAATTGTCAAGACTGCCCCGTCAGGTATGTTTGCCTCAAGTCCTGTGTAACCAGGATTTGCCTGTAAAATTAACCAACCAAAAAAAGGACTACCATAGTATTGTTGTGAAACTTTGTCCAGCCTTGATTGTCCAAATCTAAATATATATTTTTTGTCTGAAGGTTTAGCCGGTAAGCTAATGTATGGAACAACTTGTTGTATCCCGTTTTCAAGAAACATACCATATCTATTATAATATTGAAGTGCCATATATTTTATAAAAATGTTACTTTACCATTAAAGGTTTTTTTATTGTTGTTTGTATTAAATGTCGAATAAGTCTTTTTCAATAGTTTTCTATTATCTTTTGTAGAACTATTTTCTTCGGTTGTATAATATAATTTAGAGTCAAACGTTTCATTTTTATATTTTTTGAATTTTTCGTACTCTGGTGTTTTTTCATACTTATCAAAAATTTCTTTTTCTAATTTATATTCTCTGTTAAAATTAATTTTCAACTGTTCGCAAGTTGCTTTAATTAAGTTAACAAGATCTGTATTTCCTTTAACTTTTTCAGTTAATAACTTATCCACAAAAGAATTATATTTATCATCGTTTGTAAATGTTTGTGACATTGTCATAAAAAATCTTCTTGATGGGTCATCTTGATAAAATAAAGTTGTTTGAGGCTGGAATGAAATCCCTTGATCTAATAAAATATCAGGATACAATATTTTATTTTCCAAAATACTCTTATTATATAGTGTTATAGCGCTTGCGGTTTCTCCTGGGTATATTCTTATCATGTTTTCAAAAACATTTGTTGATCCAGGAATGAGTTCCAAATTATAAACAACATATTCACCAGTTTCTTTCTTATAACCATCAACTTTATTTATAACCAAATCCAATTCTTTAAATGTTTGTATATAATCTTCTTGATATTTTACCATTTCATTTATTGGTCCAGTAACCGCCTGATCTATTTCAGATTCTTGATTTAAAATTATATTAAACAATACGTTTTGGACATCACGTTTTGTAGGTTTCGACCATTCATTATTACTATCTTCAATTGCCTTTATTATTGGATTGTCTTTGTTTGTTACATCCTTTAGAGCTTCTTTAAATAATTTTCTTACACTTCCTTGATAATCGTCTGGTTTTCCAATAATTTCTATTTTATCAGCATTAGTTTGATTATCATTAAGTTCTCCATCTTTATAGTTTCTTTTATCAAGAACCAATTGAGTCATTGGGTAATTAGTAACCTCATACAATTTTTTAATTTGATTAAACATTGTTGTGAAATAATTGTTTGTCTTTGTTGAAAGTTCTTCGAATATCCCACTAAATTCTGTTTCTCCGGTCAATATTTTACCATCATCATAATACTCCGTTGTTAATATGTTACCAATTGTTGATCCTCCCTTTTCTCCGGCTTCTTGGTTGTTTATTGGTGCCGGGTTTGATATACCATTATTTGTTTTACCAAACAATTTAGATACCATTTCTTCATCTCTTTCTTTTGTACTTTCAGTTGCAACCGCTCTTTCGTCGTAAATTTCTGTGTTTGCGTAGTAGTTAAATGACAATGCATTTTGAAGTTGTGATACGGGCCCTGCTAAACCATGACCACCTATAAAATCAAAACCTAATGTAATTTTTGCTAACATTGGTTGGACTCCAATTCCTTCTGGATTAATATCGTATAATAAAGGTTCATAACTTATTGATAACTGATTCGGTACTATTTTAGTGTGATAAAAGTCACCAACTCTTAATACAAGAATTGGTGGTGTACCAAATGATGTATTTCTGGCATCATTATATTTTGGTTTACCATCAACGCCGATTACTGGTATTGTTTGTCCTGGTCTAACACATTGGTTTAAAAATGTTAGTCTTGCGTTTAATCCTTCTGGTGTTATTGAATGGAACGTTGGGTTAAAATATTTAACTTTATCTTTAATACTTGCATAAACAGTTGGGTTCGTTTCTTTTATTACTTCAAAATAATCGCATTCGGAAAAAAGTTTTCGTAGTATTTTTTTTGATATTCCTTCTTTAATTGTTTTTTTTATATCAATTACTGGATCTGGATCTGGATCTGGATTTGGTTCTGGAGAGCAACCAGCATCGATACAGGCCTGTTCTGTGTCAAACGTACCTTTTGCGGACTGTTGGCATTTTCCGTCAATACATTCATATTTTGTTGATATTTGACCACAATTTTTATCACAATCTTCTTGAGTTAAATAATCTCCAGTTCCTTCGGCAACTTTTTGACATGGTTGTCCTGGAGTTACGCATTTGAAGTTTTTTAGTTGTTCGTTTCTTTTACATCCTCCTTGTTCAGGTGGAGCGTTTTCACATTCAGATTTACTTTTAAAAGTTCCATTTTTGTTATCTTGTACACACTTACCATCATTATTATCACCACATTTCCATTTTGGTTCTTTAGCATTTGATAGTCTAATTTTTGCAAATGCAACTCTTCTACATGCCATTGCTGGTATGCTATACCACTGTGAATTATTTGTTACTTTATTTAATTTCACATCAACAATGTCTTTAGTACATTCAATCGGGCTAGACAAACTGTAATTTTGATCTACTGATTCGACTTGAGTATTTCCTTCTGAAGAAACTAAATCTCCATATTTTGGTATAACGGCCTTCTCACCATCCGCTCTGAATGTGATAATAAGTTTAGCCTCATCTCTCCATTGTTTAACAGTTTTATCACCAATTGTTTGTGTATTTAGCCAATTTTCTACAGTACTATTTCTTCTTTTAGATAAGTTTACGTTGTAATTTACTTCTGCCGGTGCAGACGCAGAACCTATCATTTCAAGTGTGACTGTGGCCTCTAAATCAACAAGAGCCTTTTTAAGTACTTTAGGTATAAAATCATTTTGTATTGTTACAAAATTACCAATGATAACATCATCAAAAAATTCACCAATACCGTCACTTGTAAATTTTTCATTACCAACGGCAACTTCAAGAGGTGCAGACGTGCTTTCATATATCGACCTTCTACCGAGATATTGAGAATACCATTCTGTAAATGGACTTGGTACCGAAGTTAAATTTGAAGATTTACCAATTGGATAGTCGTTATCAAAATAAAATCCAAAACCAATATATGAATTTAATTCACCTTCTAATGACGTAATACTTAAATCAGACTCATTTGTAGTGTTATTACCTTGGTTTCCTGATCCATTTCCATTTCCATTACCTGTATTTGAGTTATTTTCTGTTGTGTTTGCCCCACCTTGTGATGGTGTTTGAAAAACTCCTAGGTCATTAAGAATTGCTGAATTTTCTTCTTGTGATAAATTTGGATTTTGTAAAAGTTCTTGATAAGTATAAAGTTCGCTTTGAGATAACTGATTATATTTTAATCCCAAGGTATATAAGTCATACTTAATACATCCCGCAAAAAATGAGTCCATAATTGAGTCAACTTGTTCTTGAGACATATTTGCCAATTGTTTTTCTATGATTGTATTCATAGCCGCAGGATGGTCAACAACAACAGTCCAATTTAAACTTCCGGATCTATTTGTGTTTTTATATGTAAAAATTGGTTCAGGTCTTCCAAGAAAAGAAGTTGAATTCCAAGAAGCTGTTGATGAATCACTAAACTTTAAATCATATGGTGGAAACCACATAATTCTACCTCCATTTGGTCCTTTTTCACATGCCGGTAAATCATCATACGTATATCCTGGTTCACTAGACGTTCTCCAAGCAAGATTTTCTAATGAAAACATATATTTTTTTACTTTACCATCAATAATATTAGTTGATCCTGGGTTTCTTAAAGGTGCAATATTTAAATTATATGTATTATCAAAAATAGAATAACTAAACTTCCTACCTGATGTTGTTATTCCATCCGTTTTTTGTAAATCAGCATATGTTAGGTAAGGTGTGTCTTTTTGAAAAACTCTACAATATTCCGCACCTACTTCAGTTCCATCAATACTCATTGTTTCAGAGTTTGTTATGCTATCATAATATGCAACTACTCTGGATCCTTTTGTCATTTCTTTATATCCGTCGTTGAAAACTTTGGAGACTTGATTAATTGCGTTTCCAACATGTTGTAGTCGTTTTGCTCCTGTTACATTATCCGCAGATTGAATTAATCTTTGTGTGTTGTCCAATATTGATCCACCTTTGAACTCAAATTGTGTTGAGTCTGTATCTTCGTTAAACTCTCCTGAAACAACATCGTATTCGGCATCTTGTGGTTTTACAATATCTCCACCTGGCTTAACTTTAAATCCTAAATTATTTTTATACTTTGGTGACAACCATACAAATTGTCCGGCAATTCCACCTAAATTTGTGTAAGATTTACCCGCCAGACCAAATTTGATTTTGTCAATATTTCCTTCGTAAAGTTGAGCAAGTTCATTTGGGCCATAGACAGGTGATGGTTGTTGTTTACCAAATCTATCAACAGGTATTTGATTGTCTGGAGTGTTGATTGTCGATGGTTCAGATTGATCACTACCTACATAGTAACCGCCACCTTGAGTTGTATTGTTACCAAGTAAATTATTGATTGCTGTTGTTACACCTAACAATAATCCTTTTTCATATTTAGGACGATAAACATTATAATCTAAACTTTTAAATAAAACCGATTTTTGTCCGTATCCAGTATTTGCTAAAAATACTTCGGATGGATTTCTTGTTTTATTTAAAATAGGACCTAATAGTCCTCCAGTTAAATTATTCACCGTGTTAAGTGCATTTTCTGTCTGTGGTGATAATACTTGATTATTTTCGTCAAAATAATCTCCAGGTATTGGTGATACAGGAAAATAAGTTCCTGTTAATCTATTGGCGAATGAAATAGCTAAAAGTAATGGGTTTTCTGGAACTGTAATTTTCCAGTTTTTTCCAATCAATGGTTGTTGACCTGTAGCAACTAATGAAGCCTCAAATGGATCTTGTAAGTTATCTAATTGAAATACGTTCGATATTAATTGTTGTTGTTCAAATGCAATTCTTGCTTTAAATTCGTCTCGAAGTGCGATCGCCGCTCTTTGGGCCAATTGTGAGTCTTGTGATAATAATCCGGATGATCCTTGTGGGTTGTCGTCGATTAATATTTGAAATGGTGTATATGTTGAAGGAAGAAAGACTAAAGGGACTCCTTCACTATCAGAATAGGGTACAAAATATTGTGCATTTTGAATTACATCAGTTACAATATATAAATCTTTATATCCTGTTTCTGGACCATAAACATTTTTAATATATGCAGCGTCAATGAAAAATTCATTAACTAATGAAATTTCCGCATCATCCTGCCCATATTCACCTTGATTCGGATCGACTGGTAATGGAATTGGGCTTATTGATGTAACATTATTATATCCTCCATCTGGACCATATTCATTTAGTGGATATAATTGATTTGCTAATTGAGTTGTACCTATCAGATCATTTGGTGAGTCAATAACTGAACTATCATTCAATGGTGAAACTTCATAATTTACATTTCCTGATGGTGGTGAAAAGGCTCCCGGTACCGCATATGGTGGTAGGTTTCTATTCATCAATGAATTTCTAAATGATGAACTTGCATCAAATGATAAAGTTGTATCCGACATTAAAATTTACTTTGTTATAAATAAATAGATAATTATGGTTTTTTTAAATTAAAGATATGATAATTTTATTGAGGTTTTCCTGGAGCACTTGCGGTGTATTGTCCTCCAGATCCTCCAGGTATTAAACCATTTCCAGTTTTAAGTTTACTCATTTGATCAAGTATCATATTGATATTTGTTGTATTATTACCACCTTCAAAATATTCTGTTAATGCTCTTGTCATAAGGTCTGTTAATGCCTGATTTTTAGAATCTGGGTCTAACTTAACATTTAAGTCTATTTTAACATTTTCATTTATTTCTAATGGTTTGAATTCAATTTTACCCATTTCAAAAACATTATTAAGTTGTGTGGTAAAGTTTGAAACGGTTGTGTTTAATACTTCGGTGTTTTTATTAAAGTTTGATAAAGGATCTGTTTCAGAACCTCCAATACCTAAATTAGATAAAATATTACTGAATCCTCCTCCTCCTCCTATAATATCCGTAATTTTGTCTTTAATCATAGTTGTTATGTCTCCAATAGAAGTTGGTATATTCATATTTTGAATAATTTCCTTTCCTTTTGTCATTATCAACTCCATAACTTCAGGTCCCATTTGTTGAAGCGTTGGTTTTAAACCAGCATACATATCATCAATAGTTTGTCTATATTGTTTACTGTTTCTAAATTCTTCACCAACAATACCTTGTCTATCTCCTTCGGTAAATAACTTTTCTCTTACTTTTTTAGTACCAAACTCGTATAATTCCCTTGCTGGCATAGATCCAGATTCTCCATATGCAATTGCGGTTACAATTGACTCGACCAAATAATTAAGTCTCTGTAATTCAGTTAAATTTTCTTTTTGTAGTTCTTCCATGGTAAGACCTCTACTTTGTTGGTCTTTTTTCAGTGCCTCGATTTGTTCAGCGGTAAGTTGTGACGCCTCAACAATTTTAAATTCTCCAGTTTCTTTTCCTTTATCGTCAAATTGTTTAACTTTTATTTCTGCAATACCTTCTTTATTTACAGTGGCTAAGGTTGCAATTAATTCTCTATCTTCTTTACTTGCGATTGAACTTGGAAATTTAATTTGTTTCATTTTATGGTCAAGATTGGCGGCGTTTATCGCCATTTTTTGTAATTCTCCACTTGTCATACCAAGTTCTTTACCTATTTCATTTAATCTTCTTTTTTCACCTGGTAAAATTTCAAATTGACCTAGAGTCTCATTGAACCTCACGAAATCTTTAGACATTTCTACTATTTGATTTTGTAGTTCGGCTGGGTCGTTTTGTGATAGGTCCATTAATCTCAAAGGATCTAAAAGTGCGTTTGCAGACACACCTAACCTTTGTAATGAGGCTGCCAATTCTATTGCTCCTTCTGGGTTAAATACTTTCTCCACAACTGTAAAAATTTTACCCATGTCTATATTTAATCTTGCGGCCTGTGCTGACATTTTGGCCAAACCTTTTGTTCCTCCCTCGAAATTATAGATATTCATTTTTTCTAAATTACTGACAACACCAGCCGCCACAGCACTTACCGCAACTCCAGCATCTTTTGCAATGTTAGTAACTTCTAACATTCTATCACCAATCTCATTGATACCTACACCAACCGCTCTAAAACTTTCAGTTAAAGTTCCAACACTTTGAGCGGTTACTGCGGCAGTTGACTTGAGTTGTAATAATTCTTCATCTGATATTGTTACATTTGTCCTATATGTTTTAAATAAATCTTCGTATGTGTCAACAACGTCTTCAATATCAAATCCGTATTCAATAAATCTGCCCGCATTGTCTGCAATTGCCTGTGAAAATTCTCTACTTTTTTCTGTTCCTAAACCAAGAGTGTTTCTTAATTTAGCAGCCATGTTTTCTAAATCCGCAGTTCTTTTTAAAATTTCTCTGGGATCAGTAACCTGTTTGATGGCTTTACTCAGAACATTTGCAACGCTGCCATCTTCGCTTGGGTCAAAAATATTACCTTCGGCAAACCCTTTTAAAATATTTGTGTAGAGGTCTTTACCAACTCTTCTAGCATCTCTAGCGAGTTGATCTTGTTGTATTTTTAGAGTTTCAGCGGCAACTTGTGCTGCGTCCGCTCCTGATCCTGTTGAAAACATATTTTTTATTTAATAAATATATTTTTATCAGTTTTTATTTTTCGACTCAATTAATTTATCAATAATGTATTTTCTTTCGTAAGTTGGCATTCTCTGGAAATCAGAGTAAGAAATTCTTAACATTCTGGCTAAGAATATGTATTCGTCTAATATAAAGGTTCTATATTCAGAAGAAAGGCCGAAAAAATTCCACCCCAAAGTTTACTGTTACAGTAACTCTTTCTCCAGACGGGGCTATAATTTCTCGGGTTAAATCTAATCTAGGTTCGTTTTCAAAAATAAAATTTCTAACAAATTTAGAGTCAGATATGGGCATACTTTCAACAAACTTAGCAATTTGACCTTTGTCGTCACTACCATTAAGTTCTACAATTTGTTTTTGAAGTCTTGTGGTGATAATTGGTGAAACTCGTCCTTGTGGGTACATGTCAAGTATTCTTTCCATCTCAACTGTGTCTCTCATGTTTAAAGGTTTAACTTTTACTGTTGTTTGACTTTTTGGTAGTAAAACTGTAAAAGTACCACTTTCGTCTGGTTTTACTGCGGTTTTTTTAATGTTAAGTTCATCTAACATAATAGATGATGTGAAATTTTTTTGAGTTGAGGGATCCACAACATTAACTTTGTACTCCGGTCCAAAAGATGTGTTTCTTAAAAAAATTAAAATTGCTTCGACATCTCCGTCAAGTAAATCTTCTGGTCTTAAATCCGATTCATACAGTTTATTTCTTAAAAGAGGTAATACAATACTTTCTTTAATAGTTTTGTTTCCGTCAAAGTTTACAAGGATATTTTCATCTGCGGCAGTTAAATATCCAATTTTTACACTCTTTTTTTTGTTTGGATAAAAAATACCACCGGATGGAAGAGACACAACATCGTGTGGTAAGTTAAAATTCATTTGTCCGTATTCGTGAGCATTGTTTTCCATATTTAATTTTACTTTTATTTTAAATATAATTTCACATTGTTTTTAGTAAAGAATTAATATAAACAAAAAAAATCCCTAATACCGAAGTAAAGGGATTTTGAAAAAAATATTTTGAATTGTTTCTAGTAAACCAAAATACAACGGTCCATTTGAAGTGTTGCTGATATGTCAGCAATTGCATCTTGTGAGTAAGATAACGAACCAAAGTTAGCATCAGTTAAGAAAGCCCCCTCTAATATCCACTTTTCAACAACAACTCCTGTAGGGTCTAACATTTCAAGGTCGACATTTTTTTTGTAACCCGCAGCATAACCCATACGTCCTGTTACTGATTCAGCACATAAACGAATCCATTCCATAATTGCTTGTGAAGCTGATGGCCCAATTGGATCTCTAAACTTAACATTGATTGAGTTCCATACAAATCTACCAGCAACATAAGTTGAAGTATTCAAAAATTGAATTTCCGTAGAGTTGATTTTAATTGTTGGTCGAGATGCACTTTCTACAAACCACTCGTTAATACCTAAACTTGAAGGAAAACGTAAAATAAACCTGTTCTGTCTTTTAGGTTCATACGGAACTGGCATTTTCATTAATAAATCAGCCATAATTTTTTTATTTTTTTTTGTTTTATGTTTATTCTTTTATTATGATAAATATATCATGTCAAAAAATTTTTCTATTTACTTTGTTTTTTTTTAAAATATTCTTCTTTTAATTCTAGCAATAATATTTTCAGCTAATTTATTTTCTTTAATTTCTTCTTCTTCACCTGATTTAGTTAAAAAAGTTCTTAAAGATTTTAATCCTGTTTTTTTAGCTCTTTCACTTGATGCAATTGCGTTTTTTTCATCATCATCTAAAAAGTGTACTTCGGGTTCTACAAATAAGAATCCACTTTCCACAGGCCCTTTATCTCCGATTTGATCGTCAAAATATGCCTTCTTCTGTAATCTATAAGATAAAGCACTTACATAATCGTGAAAATTTTTGTTTGCTTGGAACTTTAATTCTTCTGGGGACGCAGCTTCATCTGACTCATAACTAACCGGTACAAAAACACAACGATTTAAATAATCTCTTACCAATTCAGAATCACTCATAGGTTTTAATTTCATGGTCTCTCTAAATTTTCGAAGTGAGTTTAACATTTGGTTCTTGTCGATACCCCCCCTTTCCATACTGATTAATTTTAAGACCGCCTTTTTAAGTGTGTTAGGGTGATGACCCCTTGCTGTGATTATTGCAAATATCACACCATTATTGATTGCGTCTCTTAACTTTTCCCATCCTACTCTAACAAGTGGTGCGTTTTCTATATCATCTAAAAATTTTCTGTCCCCTGTGGTTTTAAAGTCAACTAATGCATCTGGTGAATAACCAACAATAGTATGACCTTCATAATCAAAATGTTCTTTACCAATCATACTTCTGTATTCGGCAAAGTCTTCTGTTGACATACCAACATCTACTCCTTCCCTATCTAAAAGATAAATTTTTGTTGGCATTCGCATGATATTATCATCCCAATCTAAACTCGGATAAAAAGTTGGTATAAAAGAACCAACTTCCATTTCGGATAAAATATCTCTAACCAAATTTTTATAATTCATATTAATAAATATCTGTGTATAAAAAAAAAAGGTCAAATTTCTTTGACCTCCTTTCTTCTTTTTTTTTATCTTATTAGATGTTATCGAAAGATGCTCCTGTTGGTGTGATATAGAATGTTATATCAATAAACTCAAGAGATCTTGTTGGTTTAATGTAGATTTTACCTACCAACTGATTTTTATCTAAATCTTCTGTATCGTTAGAAACTGTAACTCTAAAGTCGTATAGACCTCGGTCTCTTCTAATCGCGTCTAATATTGGGTTAACAGCGTTTAAGAAGTCTTGTCTTACTTGTTGATCGTTCTGATCAAATAACAATCTTACAGAAACCGCAGATATTAGTTTTCTTGCTTGAAGTAGTAATCTTCTAACATTGATTCTGTCAAGTGCTGATTCTCTAACTTGAAGTGTTTTATTACCCCAAATTACAGTACCCACATCAGCAAATGTTGCAATCGGGTTAACTCTTCCTATATAAAGAACATCTCTATCTTGTTGTGTTAACTTCTTACGTGCTTTAATTGAGTTAACAATACCACGAGTGTAACCTGCTGCTGCGAACCAAGGGAATGCGATATTATCTGTAAGGGCCAAGTTTCTTGTTACTTCGGCGGTTGCTGGAATATAAAGTTGTGTATTATTAACACTATCTCTTGTTAATACCCATGGATAATAAGTTGCGGTATAGTTAGAGTCGATACCAGTTTCTTCAAGGATATCAACCACTTCTTGTGGATAAATCATATTATCACCTTCCGTAGTTGTAGCAACAAACATATTGTAGTCAGGTAAAGTTGCAATATACAATGAATCCGCTCTATCTTCTTCAACCATACTAATAGCTTGTTCAACAAGATCAGAGTTATTTTGAATATCAATACCCGGTGTTGTAAATACATTGATGTTAACTGCTTCAGGATTAGCAAATGTTTTTTGTCCTAACAAATATGCGTAGTAATCAGTATTTCCGTATTCGATTGTACCGTCACCAATTGAAATTTGTTTAAATAAACCATTTCCTTTACCTTTGGGGTATCTTAATGAAGAACAAGCCCCATTTAAGAATCCACTTCTTCCTAACGCAAATTTATCGGCATTTGTTCTGTATTCTCTGTAGATATCCCATCCATCAAATCCACCATAAACAAACACTGTAAATTTACGAGCGATTAATCTGTAATATGGATCTGTAGGATCTTGTGGTTCAGAAGAGAATGATGTAGAACCTACTTCATAAGCCGGAGTTCCACTAGACGCGAAACCAGATGAAATTGTAATTCCGCTAGCAAATTGGTCCATATGGAAACCTTTTGTTCTGAAGTTCCATTCAGTTCCATCACCATTACATAAATCAAATGGTTTTACTTTTCCTTTATATTGGAAGAAGTCAGAATCATAACCCCAGTAAGAACCTAAACCTAAATAAGTTTTTCTTACGTTATCACCAGCACTTATGAATGCATCGTCTTGACCAGTTGTTGTACCGAATGGTGGGTTATAAACTTGTTCACCAGGTAAGAAATATTTTGTTTTATAAACAGGATATGGTGATCTTCCTGCTGAATATTCTCTAAATGTATAACCTTCGAAACCACAAGGGATAGCATCAACCGGTGCGTCTGGGTTCATTTCGATTAAAATATATTTAGATCTTAATTCATATTCACCATCTAATGTACCAATTTTTTTAGCGATAAAGTTATTTTCTTCTGGGTTCATTGAACAATTAGTGAATTTCTCGAGAACTACAGGGTTAGAATCAGTGTCAAAATAATCTCTTACTAGTACAGTAAATGTTTCGTTATTGAATGATAAGTCAGATAATGAAATTTTAACTTCAGTGTTAGCACTATTACCATCAGAAATTGTAAAGAATTTGAATAAGTTATAAACTTTTGAACCTCTTAATTCAGATACCACCCAAGGTGAACTTGGTGACTGAAATCTTTCCATGTACCAACCAATAGTTTTTGGATCATTAGCTTGAGATCCGTCCGAAGATACGACAACAGGACTTAATCCTCTAATAAATCCTTTGTTCCAACCATAAGTTAATAATGTACTGTAAAGTTCTTCAACCATTAATGGAACTGAAGTTCTTGGTTTGTCAAAGTTTCCTCTACCAAATACTTTACTTACGTTGTTAGCATCTGAAACACTTAATGAAACTTCAAAATTAAATACAGTACCATCATTATTAATAGCTTGAATTTCGAATGGTAAGAATGGGTTTTTCAATACACCACTATATTCTCCAGTCATATCATAAGTTACTTGTGAAGTTCCTGTAACTTCAAATACAGGATTAATTTCGTCAGAGTAAGTTGATAAACCTCTACTTCTTAATGTACAAACAACTAAATCATCATATTGAGTATATGATGTACCTGTGAAATAATAAATCATACCAACGACGGTACCAGCATAACAATCAATAATCAAAGGTGTTGTTGTTGTAGTTGTGGTAATAGGTGTTGGGGTAACACAAGGATTTGTTGTTGTAGTAGTTGTTGTAGGTGGAACACCTGTTGTTGTTGATGTTGTAATTGGATTCAAATGAGTAATACCTGTTACAGTAGTAAAGAATGAATAACCACTATATTGTGAATTACCAATGTTATCAAATGAAGCATAATACCAAGGATCGTTCAATCCTGAAGATAAGTTAGAATCTTCAAAAGAAACATTATCAACACCAAATACATTAGTTGATGCTGTATAACCAGTAGCGGTTAAGAATGTATAATCAACTTTTGGAATTGAACCAAAATAATTAATGTACTGATCTTCCGCCAAATATGGATTCGAATCATTAATAATATCTAAAATCATTTGATCAATATCATCTCTTAATGTTGATGTTCCTCCTTGGAATGTTTCGTATAACTCATCAATATTAATGAATGAAGGGAATGATGATCCGTTCAAATTATATGCTACGGTACCATCTGTACAAGCACTGAAATCTACCATTAAAGGTAATTCTTTTTTTACAACACAAATTGGTTCACAACTTCCACTTGGTGTTACACCACTCAAACACCAATAGTCTAATGTTGATGGATCAAGATTTGCTTTTGTCATAATAGACCAAGATGGTCCAGCGTCATATCCGGACAAACCTAGTATTCTTGTAACAAATAATTGATTAGATTGAGAAAGGTATGCTTTAGCAATGTAAGATGCTTCATACTTTGGGATTTGTGTTCCGATGAACTTTTCAGGTGACGTTCCACCAAAGTATTGTGTAAACTCGTCAAAGTTTCTCACAAAAATTGGTTCAAACGCTGGTCCCTTTTGAGTTTCACCAACAATACCAAGAGTAGTCACACCAACACTTTGAGCAACAAAACTCAAATCTACTTCAGATGTATACACTCCAGGTGATACAAATATTTTACTGTTAGTAGCCATGTTTAATAATAATTTAGTTTTTATTTATTTTCTTATAAATATTATCTTTTTAAGCAAAAACTTTACTTTAAAAAAAGTATTTATATTTTGGTAAGATTTTTTTCTGCCTTTTTTCTACCTATGAATAAAGATACCAAGAAGATTAAAAATTTAAAGATAGACAAAGATGTCCATGATGTTTTGAAACGTTATTGTGATAAACGCGGATTGAAAATGTATAAGTTTTTGGAATCTTTGATCATGGAAAAGTGTAAAGAAAAAAAAGATATATATGGGGAATAAATTAAAGTATACTTTGGGTATATGTTAATTTAGCAACTTTTGTTGCGTCCACTCTAACAATTTGAAATCTGATCATATCTCCACTACTAACTTGTATTGTGTCTAATGTGTCTCCATAATAGTCATCATTTATATAAACTTGAAATGAACTTACGTTTTCAGTAAAAGTTAAAATTAAATTCAGATTGTAATTAAACAATTCTTCAATCTCATCGGATGTTGTTGGAAATATTAAATCGTAAACTGGTGGTTCAGGTGGAATTTTAGAATTATATTTTCTTTTTTTGTATTTTGTTTCAGTTTCATAAATTTGAAAAGTTCTCGTGATTGCAGGACTTACTTCAAACTGATCTTCATCTATTAGAAATCCCATCATCAAAACTTCATATTTTTGAATGTAATATTTTCTTTTTTCAACTTCCATTACTGATTCATCACTAACACTATTAAGTTTTAAAGGTATATAATGTCCTTTAATATTTTGATACGCCTGAAGTGATGCAAATTTTTCCATCATTATTTGATTAAACTTATTAATCTCTCTCATTCTATTACAAACAATTGCAATTGTATAAGTTATATCAACAGGTACGGGTTGTGGTATTTTATAAATGTCAAATCCATTTTTGTTTCCGTCCCAGGTTGGAACTTTCATATAGAAATACAATTTTCTATTTGGAATATTATAAACAATTGCTGGGTTATTACCATACTTAACTTCAGGTGTTCTAATTACTGTTATAAATGGGGGTTCAGTGTTTTTGTCGATATTTTGAAAATCCCATGTTTCCGTAAATTGTACCCAATTTTGTGTTGTGATTAAAATATCGATCATCGGTACAGTTTTCCCTTCCACAACACATTTTAACTCATTTCTTACAAAATCCAAAAATCCTCTGTCCAAATCTGCATGTAATAAACTTTTAGGGAGAAACGTTCCATCCTGCTCAATCATATCTCGAAGCTCCCTTCTTCGTGGTAAAAGAGTTTTAGGTTCGGTTAATGGAATAAATTTTTTTATTTTTTTAGGAAATGCCATATTATTTAAAATCCTCTAAATTCGTTCGGACCAACTGGGGCCGCAATTATTGTTTTATAAAACGGACGATAACCTTTATAGGTGTGTTTAATGTCAGACACAACTCTACCATCATTTACAACGGTATAGTATCTAACAAAACTTTCTGTATCGTAATACCCAATATAATCTCCAAGGTCGATGTCTATTTCTAAATCTTCTAATGTTTTTAAATAAACAGAAATTGTAATGTTCCCCGGTTCTAACTGAACGTTTTTTGTTGATCCAACATTTCTGTTTTCAGGGGCAGCAATTGCAACATATGCATTAAATTCAACCGGAGGTAAAAATTTAATACCATCACTAACTGCCTCACCATAAACATCATCGGTTTTTGTTTTGTTCTTGTCTACCCTATATAATACACAAGTGTAGTTCATATCGCCATCTAACCACTCCTGTCCCATTTCAATTTCTAGATTGAAATCGTTTTCACCAAAAAATTTACCCAGTCTTGTAATTGGAACTATGTTTGTCATAGGTTGTTTTATTGATAAATATACTTTTTATGATTATTTTTATTTATATTAAGAAATTGGAACAAACTAAAAATATAATTGAAGTTAAAGCTTTGGACCTTCTAGATTTGTATAGTGGCGCTAATAACTATATATTATATCTAAAAACAAAAAAAGAAACCAATAAAAAGTTTTTTCCAACACGAACTCAAGCAGACTATATAATTAATTATTTTGATGTAAAACCAAAGGTTGCTCGTAAGTGTGTTGCTCTTGATACGTATTTTGCTGAAAAATTTGCAAAGGATAAATATTTTTTACAGACACCAACACAAGTTTATATTGAGAAGTTATTGGTTGAAAAAGATAAATCGTATCATGTTTGGGGAAAATTTTTTGAAAATGATGTTTTAACTGAATTTTGGGTTCCAAAGTCATCACTTATTAAAACACATAATGTGGAAAAAATCAAAATTGATTATTCAAAATATTCACATAGACCACCATTAAGTCATCAAAAAGAAGCAATCGAAAAATTAGTCGGATCTAAAAGGTATATTTTAGCAGATGATATGGGACTTGGCAAAGCGGAATTCGTTGAAAACAGAGTATTTACCCCTAATGGTAGAAAAAAAATAGGGGATTTGATTGTTGGTGATGAAGTAATTGGTAGTGATGGTAAAAAATATTTAGTTAGAGGTGTTTATCCTCAAGGAATTAAAGATTTATATAGAGTCACGTTTAATGACGATTCTTCTGTTTTAGTTTGTAAAGAGCATTTATTTTCTGTTAAATCAAGAAGTTTTGGTGA